GTCATGGTGATTTTTGTAGAAAAAACAACTTTTTGTTTATTTATTTTTCTTTTGGCTATTGCAAGAGCGACAACAAGCCGCGAGGTTGGTGCGGTCTAGCCTTGCACCACCACGACTCAAGGGGATGATGTGATCCACCGTTGCATCGTTGCCCTCTAAATTTTTTTGGCAGCGATAGCAAATAAAATTGTCGCGCTTGAGGATAGACAAGCGAACACGATTCCACTCAGAGTCATAGCCACGCGCTGCGGTGGATAATCGTTGGCGAGGAATCAGGATTGCTTTCTTCTTTTCAAAGCAAGCATCGCATCTACTTCTTGCAGTTGGTACGCCACAATCAAGGCAGGATAGTTTCGGTGTCATAGATCCTGATGCAATGTGATGAATGGTGCGTGTGTATTTACATCAAGGGTTGCAGCGATGTGCATAGCAGATTGAATGTCTGCACCTGCCATCAATGCACCTAATGCAAAGTCTGCACCGCTACCAATGGCATACACGCCATCTTCTCTACGAGATACTGAGTAGTCCTCATCAATCTCAAATACTTCTCCACGCATTGCAATCAATACGCTAAAGAGTTCGCCTTCTTCTTTTTCTTTATCTGTAAAGATTTTTGAATCATCAATGAACATCTTCAATGATGGAACAATCTTTGTGATAACGAATTTATACAATGAATCTTTATATGTTGCAGTAAGTGCTGGGGGATTCCAATTATTTTGAATCGCTTGTAATGCAATAACTCGACCAGCAATGCCGATCAAGTATTTGTTGCGTTCAACAATCTTCACCATGTCAGGATGAAAGTAGGGCTTGCCATTCGCATTGATCTGTGAATCAGCGATCATCTCAACGCCTTGATTGTTTTGGATTGCAATAACTGTTGTCATTGCTTCTTCTCCAATTTTGCATCAAGTAATGCGTCAACCAATGTCATCAATGCTTGCTTACGATTCGGATCAACTGCAATGCGAATTCCGGCAGATAGATGACTGATGGCTTCATCAATCTCTTCTTCCGGCATGTTCGCTTCGAGGATCATTTCTTGAGGATATAAGAAACGCCGACACGCTAAGTGTAGCAAACGCATTGGACACGATTTGTCAAGTCAAGCGTCATTTCTGTGAGCCGCCTGAAATGCCTTGACATCGTAGAGCTGACCCTTCTTAGGAATGGCATTTTGCAAGGCGATCCTGCGAACATGGCGATCTGAGATTCCCATCCACTTGCCGATCGCCTCGGCATCGAGCCACACCTTGCGATTCGGGTCGGTCAAGGCGACGGCAACCAATCTGAGAGTTGTCCATTGGGTCTCACATTTTCGGCAATGGAATATCTCTAAAGGGTCATCATGGTTGATGTTCAGAAATTGTCCGCAAGTGCCACCCTCGGTGATTTCGGCAGGGCAGGCAATCTTTCGTGGTCGCTCAACGAACTTACGAGCTGCCGCCATCCCCTGAGAATGCAAGGCGCGAAGTTCGGCGGCAAAGTCTGCAATCCAAGGCTGAGTCGCCGACCATTGCAAATGGTGTTGAGCAAAGGCGACGGATTTGGTGATTTCATCAGATAAGGCTCGTTTTGGCATATTGGCAGGCCGAGTCAACGCCCGATCCTCGCGGATGACCTTCTCCCATTCGTGGAGCATTCCGATAATGTCGTCGCCAGCGATAAAGGACAAGGCGTTGACATTGAGTCCGATGGTGCGCTCGCTAGAGCGACCGCCTGATCCAGTTCGACCAGGAAGAAGCTCGTCGTGGGCGGCTTGCCAAAATTCGACCAAATCCTCTAACTGGGAATGGAGTCGGTTATGGCAGCGAGCGCAAATCCCGAGAACGGCAATTTCGTGGTTGCAGAGGGCGCAAGTGAATTCCATCAGAATTGAGGCTCCTTCGATTTCTGTGTTTCAAAGAGTGGGGCAGGTTCAAAATAGGTCGGGGTCTTGCAATCGTGGCTGGCGAAGACTAGGGCATTGGCTGAATTGAGAATGTGCCAAGTCTTGCGGTCGATCAGGTCGAGGCGGTTCTTGGAGAGGGATTGGTAGATTCTCCGACCCTCAATCCTCATCGCAATCTCGGATTCAACATTGAGTGGATTCGGCTCAACTCTTGTCCGGAAGCCATTGACCATCCCCTCAAATATCCAACCTTTGCAGATTGGGCATTGGGAAAGGGTCGCAAGGGAATTGATGAAAGATTTACTCATTTACGCGTGAACCTCGACCCCTTCCCTTTCCCCTCTTAGAGAGGGGGAAATGGGAAAGGGTGCTTGACCCTTTCTCGGGAAATGGTGGGAAAGGGTGGGAAAGGGTCAGAATTGAATCAAGCATTTTCAACATCTGCCCAATCAAAGGTCGAAATGCCAGCCATGCCGTCATCAGATTGTCGATAAGGTCTTAGAGATTTGAGGTTCAGGGAGTTGCGAGAGCCATTCTCAATGCCCACGAATTTCTCGTCGATGAGAGATTGAATGGCAACCATCACCCATTCTGTCTTTCCCTTGACTTCCTTGATAACCGCCGATTTGGAAAGAGGCGTGTAGGAGGCTTCTAAGAGTTTGGAGATTGACTCCATGAGATGAGTTGGTCGAGTCTTTGATTGAGCCATCTGAGGGGCTTCTACGACCATTTTGACGGTTCCTTCAGCCGTTGACTGGAGAAGAACCCTTCCGGCGTATTTGGCCTCCTTAGAAACCTCTCTGACGCGCCCTGGGCGATCCTTGGTGACTTTGAGAATCAGCTCACCAGTCATTCCTCTGCCGAATGGCTGAACGACCTCCACCATAATCGCCGCGCCATTGATGTCTGCTCGCTTAGCCTGAGCGCCGATGGCATAGTTGCCTCGACCTTCCTTGGATTTGGTCACATGGTCGATGGTGATCACGCCAGCACCCGAAAGTGCCAAAGGCTTGAGGAGTTGCTGGCTGAAGAATGTGGCATCGCGGTTGCTCGTCAGATCAAGATTGAGCAGAGTCATCGCGGCGTTCACGCCGTCAACCACAATCAGCTCGGGCTGAATCTCCATCAAGGCATCGACGAGATCGATTCGCTCATCGAGGGTCAGATTCTGATCAGGATTGGCATAGGTCAGATTCTTGAGTTTCTCATCTTCCAATCCTAATGCCCGAAGGCGGCTGAGAATGCCTTTTCCGGAATCTTCAAAGTCGATGTAGATGACCTTCAGAGCCACTTGCAAGGCTTGAGCGACCGCGTGAAGCGCCACCCATGTTTTGCCTGATTCAGATTCACCGAGCAAGGCGTTGATCTTGCCCTTATAGAAGAGTCTGTGGCCGTCATTGCGAGCGAGAAATTCAGGGGCAGGCTCTTCGATCTCACCTGTCAGATCAAGTGGGCGTGGATACCAACTAGAGCGCTGTCTTGATTCCTCAACATGGTCAGCATCTAGATCGGGAACGACGGTCAGATTTGGCGTACTTCCCTGCGAGATGAGTTCGCTGATATTCGGCAAGTTAGGCAAGGAAGAAGAACCAAAACCTTTGCTCCTCAAATCTTTTGCAGCTGAAGAGAAGTCTCCGTTGTGATGCAAGTGGGCGAAGGCTGCGAATTTTGAGTAGGGCTTTTCTGCCTCAAAACTTGTGCTTGTGGTAAAGACAAATAGGTTGTCTCCATCATTGCGACCAGTTGTCGCGCTGATGCCAGTAGTTTTTCCAGGTCGTCGCCAATAAGTGACACCGTTACTTGTGAAGACTTGTTTCCAGTCGATGAGAATATCCGACCATTGAGCCTTTGCGTTGAAGTCATCACCTGGCTTTTCCCCTGTCGTATTCTGTACAGTTTGTGAAAGATTTTGTACAATTTGCTCTTTGTGTGGCATCCGATCAAGAGCTTTGAAGATGTCGTGAACTGCGTTTCGCTCCTCCATGGAGAGCATTGGAATGAGTGCTGGCGAACCCTTGAGAAGAACCCAAGGGTTCCCTGATGGATGCGTTGCGCCATGTGAGGGGCTAGTGACGACGAAGCCGCCTTCACCGCGCGTCTCCGCTAAGACTTCGATGGTGTCATTCTCACCTGGTCGGCGAGCAAGTTTGGTATTACCCGGAACTGGCTCATCGGCGATTCGGTAGAGCCAATGCAGACCGCCTGATGGCGTGAACTCCACATAACCGTTGGAGATGATCTCCCACAATTCGCCAAGACCTGAGTTGTGGGCGATCTCGCGAGCTTCATCGAGCAAGCCGCCGTTGACTGCGCGACCTTCCAACTCTAACATCTCAAGGTTGCCCGAGACTGCACCTGTGATGATTCCAATTCCTGTTTGATTGCCAGCAAACCACGCTTGGAGTTGCTCGCGATCGGCTCTCGTCACTTGGTATTGCTTCCATGAAGTGATTGGCGCTTTCGTGCCATTCATCGCCGCTGGAACTACTGAAACGCCAGCGTCGTAGAAATCGAGTGCCGCTTGGAGTATCTCGCTCATTCTGAATCTCCCTGTGCAAATGCAATTCTCGCTTTAGCAATCTCAACATATTCTGCCGATTGCTCTATCCCAATGAAATCAAACCCTTCAAGAATTGCAGCCTTGCCAGTTGATCCTGACCCCATAAACAGATCAAGAACGATTCCTGCTGGCGGCGTAATAAGTCGGCAAAGATAACGCATAAGGTCTGTCGGCTTTACTGTCGGGTGATGGTTGGCGCGAGTCGGATTGACGAAAGTGCGGTCGGGACATTCACAACCTTCGATGACTGAAGCGCTGCAAGTGGCGCATTTACGAGCTAAGCCGTTGCCTTTAGCACCGATCTCCTTGCCAGCGAAATCATCCAGCCCCTCATTGCGATCCTTCTTGCTCGCCTTCGCGCAATAGAAGAATCGAGCGGCGCTGCCTGAGTCGATTTTACCCATAGTGAATTTCTGCACTGATTCTGTATCACCTGAAATGAATCGGAAATCGCCAACATCTTTTGTCATGCCGACCTGACCTTTGACATTACTTGGAAACAACGCCACAACCTCATCGCTGCCATCGTGAATGACATTGGCTGGCCAGCGGCCTTGATCTTCGACTGAATTGACGATTCTTTCCGATGCGCTCCAGTTGTTATAGTTTCCATTCTTGATATTGGGATAACTCACACTTTTGATTTTTCCCGTACCATTACCAACCCTCGACCCATCAATGTTCAACCCACCCACGCCATAAGTGAGGACATTGTTGGCAACAGTTCCGACAATCGGCTTGCGAGCGAGAACCATCGGCTCATGCGCTGGCTTGAGCGCCGTTCCCCAACCTTGCCATTGCTTTGCTTCGGCGGTGGCTGGTGCGGTGATGTCCAGTTCAACTGCAACATTTATTCCACCTGGAACAATGCCGTGACCATTTCCATCAACAGATTTCAAACCCATCTTTGTTCCAACAACCTCGCGTTTTTTGAAGTTCTCACTTTCAACTGTTCGCTCGCGCACCATCTGCTCAACCCATTCAGGAACTTCAGGCAAATATGGGCGCAACTTGTCAAACATCTCTGTCGTTGCAACCGCTGGCTGCTCTTTGTCGGTGAGATAATGATTCCCCATATTGCTTTCGGTCAATTCATTGATCTTTTTTCCTGTGATTCCTGTTGATCGCATCCATTCAGTAAACCTGAGATCGCGATTGCGCCGAGCAATTCCAGCGTCACTTTTGTCAATCGCCTTGCTGACATCAAGCGACTTTGGAAATCCTGAGCCGTAAATCCATTGAATCTGATCACGAATCTCAAATCCTGCATCCTCAATCGCCACTGCCATTCGGTGATAAGTGCGAGAGCCTGAAAAGGCGATGAGATGACCACCGGGCTTGAGTATGCGAAGCGCCTCTTGCCATACCTCAATGTTGAAGGCGATGCCGCTTGCATCCCATGACTTGCCCATGAAGCCAAGCTCATAGGGAGGATCGGTCACGATTGAATCCACCGAGTTGTCCGGCATTTCCTTCATTGCTGCGATGCAATCTGAGTTGATGATCTTCATTTCTTGCTCCCTGTCGCCATTTTGATTCTTCTCTTTGTTACGGAATAGCCGTTTTTATCAAGCTCTTTCAAGACTGCTCGCGCCACCCTGTTCGGAGTATCAGGCAGATGGAATTCAAATACCTTCCACAACCTGCGAGCGATCAGATTCTCAATCTCGCCATTCTCCTCAATCACTCGTGATTGCCTTTGCAATTCTCAATGTGTACCCAATAGGACTCCCAATAACCTTTACCCGGAATCGGTCTAACTTCTCGCCTACACCTGATCTCGCTCACACTTCCTCCTTCACAAGTTCGGGAGTGCAGATCGCGCAATCTTCTTTGTAGAAGGCAGGGCATAAGCAAGTGATGTGTTCACACTTGTTCCCATGCTCGTAGCAATACTCAGGATTCATTCGCGTTTTCCCCTATCCAAATGCTTTCCTGGTAGATCGTGTGATAGAGGCAAAGCGAAACCATCATCACCCTGGCATCAGATCGGCGAAAGTAAAGTCCAATTTCGGCCTCGGCATCGCATCTTTCGTATTCCCCGTACTCATCTGCGATGACGAAGGCGCACGATCCCGAGAATGGGGTCGTTCGTTTGAACAATACTTTCGCCATGTGCGTTGCTTGGAATCGAACCAAGTGAGGGTGAAAGGGTTAGCCCCTCAAGAACCATCTCAACGCTTCCCATTCCCCTGATTGGGAAATCTAGATTAGAAAGGCTTCGCGCCTAGCTTCTCGATCAATGCCTGAATCTCAGGCGTGACGGTGAGAGTCGTTGTTGGCTGCTCGGATGCACCTTTGACGATCTCCCCTGCTAGATAGGCGGTTGCCTTTTCAACATCTGCTGGAGTATCAGCAGCATTGATGAGAACCCATGGGGCGCTCTTGCCCGGCTTTGCAACGCCTTGGCCGATGCGAGCCAAAACTTGCTTGCCGATATTAGGCTTCAACGCTGAACGCAAAGCCACATTGAAGAAAAGAACACTAGTGTGTTCCTCGTTGGTGTCGAGATCGACAAGATCAACCTCGATTGCCTCTGCCTCGCCGAGAGAGGTCGTGATTCCAGTCTTGTATTCAACTGGCTTGATGATAAGCAAGTGACCCTGAAGGTCTGCTGGCTTGATGGATGCACCTTGTGAGGATGCAGGAGCTGCGAATGCAGTCATGTATTTTTCCTTTGTTTGGGTGTTACATCTCATCGTTCGATGAGAATTCTGATTCCTCAATCATCTTCTTGAGGTCATTGAGAGTTGGATCAGAGTCCAATGCCAACATCTCTTCGATTGCGTCAAAACCTAATTCGCGAACCTCTTCTAAGAGATCGCGTACTTCCTCAATCTGCTCCATCAATGCTGCATAGTGCAAGCGATTGTTGAAGAGTCCAAGACCATAGCCGATGGCGAAGGTTAGGAAGGAAAAAGGCAACCAAGCGAAGTGACTCATGATTTCCCTGCCCACCCATCTCCCTTGAAAATGATTCCTGGGGCGGATGAATATACTCGCTCAAGGCTCGTCAAGCAGTCGCCACAAGTAGGCGCTGGCGTGTCGTCGTCATAGCCTCGGGTCTGCTCAATCGTGATGCCACATCGTGGGCATTTGAAGTCGTAGGTTGGCATTAGGCGACCTTTCCTTCCCCTGGGCAACCTTTGGCAAGGTCGGTGGAGTTTGGCAGGTAGAACGGACAATAGATGCAGTTATAGGCAGGCGTGGCAGGGATCAGGTTCCAGTTATCCGGATTCTGCTCCACATCGAGTTGCCATACCAAGAGCTTGATTCCGTCAAGGCGCTCAATGGCGTTGATGGCGATCTGCCGATCGTAAGGCTCAACGATGGTGTGGAGTCCGTCAAGGCGACCGCCAAGAGGGTAGCAAGCGAGCGCAACTTGCTTGACCTCCTTGCCCATCTGCTCAACGCCATAGCCGTAGCAGTTGACCTGAACTCGCTGCTGGATCGTCATTCCGTCGCGCTTGCGAGACTTCATCGAAGTTGACCCCATGCACTTATGATCAATGACCATGCCATCCACCATGTCGAAGAGGTCGCAAGTGCCACCGAGGTCATCGGTGACATTGACCCGAAATTCAATTATGAATCTCGGATTGTCTTTGTCGTTGAAACGCTCAAAGGCCTCTGCTAACCATGCGTGGATAGCAACTCCCTGAATGGATGCCCAAGGGTCAGTCGAAACATTGGTCTGTGGCCAGTCGAGAATCTTGTAGGCCAACTTGCGAGCGCAAGGATCGCCGATTTCGCTCAAGCCAATCGCCTTCTGCCGAGAGCGCGAGGAATTGGTTGAGCGATGCTCGACGACCTTCTTGATGTTCTCGGCGAGCGCCGATGCGTCATCTCCTGGGGCGGTGAACATTAGTCCTCGACAATCGTGAAGCGTCGAGAGACTGTGGCGGTCTCAAACTTCTCCCAAAGATTTTCCGGAAGAAGCTCGCGAACCTTCTTGGCATCGATGCGCTTGGATTCAACGACTGTCCAGCGAACCGCTTCCTTGCCATTGACGAGGCCGATCTGAGCATCACCTAAAGCCGCTTTGACTTGCTCGGCTGCGATGTCGGCCTTCTCTTCCCATTCTTTGACCTTGGCGCGAGCCTCGATGTAAGCGGCGAGGAATGCGCTCGCCGCTGGATCGAGATCGACCATTTCAAGATTGATCTGTGTTGACATTGTATTGCTCCCCTGTTTGTTGGTTAGTAGTAGAAGTTCTTTTGCCAAAAGGCTTTGGCGGCGCAACTTCCGTCGCTTCCATAGTGCCTTGAGATGTAAGCGATTGTTGCGATTACTTGAGCCAATGGATCGGCTGAGTGCTTCAACCCAATGTAGGAATAGGTCGAATCAAGCAACTGTCCAACGCCCTTGGCGGTGGAAGTTGGGTTCTTGGCGAGTGGATTCATGTGGCTCTCTTTGACGAGAATCCACTTCAGACACGCTGCCTTGCGAGGAGTCATCAGCTCGTTGATGAAGAGATCAATGCGAGCAGGTTCGGTCAAGGTTATTGCTTCCTTGACTGTGATGACCTGGATTGCTGGCTTGGATGGAGTCAAGCCATTGAACATTGCGACAATAAGTAAAATCATGATGGTGGCTGTTGATAGCACCAAATAAGCAAGTTTTCGACTCATGATAGAAAGCCTTTCCGCTTCGCTCGGTCGAGAGTGCGTTCAAGGCTGGCCATCTGAATGCCCAGTTTGACTGCAATCTGTTCCTTTGTGAAGCCTGTGGTCAAAAGAGATTGAATCTCCCTGTATCTACGGTTGCGCCGATCCTCCTTCTTTGTGGTCATTAGTTTGCGCTGATCGCCAGTTGTGGCTGCCCAAATTCCGTCTTCGATGTGATTCTCAACTGCATAGTCGAGGCATTCCTTCTGATGAATGCAAGAACCGCACAACTCCATGATGCGCGGCCAACGGTTCTCTAATTGTAATTGCGAGTCAGGAAAAAAGAAATCTAGGTCATCAACCTGAGCGCATTTGGCATCCGGAAACTTTGGGAAGTTGAAGAGCGCGTCAAGAGGCATCGCCATAACCAGCCTCTCTGAGCAGCTTGATCATCGCTTCAACTGGCATGACTGCCCACCATTGATCGACCTTGGCGAGTCCGATGCCATTTGGCTTGATCATCAGAATCCCAAAATCAGCCTTGGCGTTGATGCGTTCAGCCTCGGTCTCTTTGAGCCAGGCTGGAATTTTGTAGGTCTTTGCGTTCTTCACTTCCATTGCGAGGCAAGGAATTCCGGTGATATCACCTAAGTCTTCACCCGATGAGCCACCACCGAGAGCGCGTCGCTCCGCATGGGGAAACCCATGCCCCTGCAAATAGCGAACGAGCGCGGTCTCGGCAGCAGTTCCTTTTTGCTTCGCAAAGCTCATGGAGTTACTTACCCACGAACTGACGGATTGCGAAGCGCGTAGATATGCTCAAAGAGTTCATCGTTTTCCTTGTGAGCAATACGAAGATCAGACTTCAATTCGCGAATGACCTTGGTGGCGTTATCCCACTCAATGAAGCCACCGACGAGGAACCCGACGATTGCGCCGAGTAGTGATGAAAGAATAAAGACTTGAAATAACATTATTTGTTCCCCTTCTTCATAGATTGCTGGAATTGTTCCCACTCTTCGATTTCAATGAATTCATTGGTGCTGATGATTCCATCAACCCAAAGGATAAAGGCGAAACTCGCCAAGACTATTGCTGAGCCGATGATGAACATCTCAAGCATTATGCGACCCCTCTGAATGAGAAATCACATTCCGGGCATTTGTATTCATAGATTTCTGAGTAATCCCAAGTCAATCCACCTTGAAGAAATCGTTTGGTCATTTCTGCATTTTTGCATTTTTCACAAGTCATTATGCGATCACCTCTGAGCAATCATCGCAAAAGACTCCGCTTTGAACTTCAATCATTTTTGCAGAATATGGATCACCACTTGCACAATCGTTGCAGAAAACTCCGCCGTCATCTTTATTTGTAAATGCGATTGTCATTTGCCTTGCCTTTCGTTTGTGAGGAACACCTAGTTCCTGCTCTTGAGATAAAGATACACCCGACAAGTCAAATCCAAGGCACTTGAATGGTCATTCTTTTGGGCGTGTCGTACAGCACAAAAGACCCCCACCGCCGAAGCGATAGGGGTCTTTTGGCATCAAGCCAGCGAGCCAAGGCGAGGTAGGCTG